GATATAGTCATACTTTGCTAAAAAATAGAGAAGGTTTGTGGGCTCTAAATCAGCACCCTGCACGCCTTGAATAATGTCGGACAGATACCGACTGTTCTGATCAAACGGGATAGATGTTTGACCGGGGGGTGCGTAAACGACAACAAGCCGGGTGGTCTGTGAGTCCCGGCATACTTCACGATCTGCGTCGTTAATTGCCTTTAAAAGATTGGTGTAATTTGTTTTGGACCGAAGGGTTGGGCCTGTAATTAATCCATCGGCATGGAAGTCACTAAGCGCATCTATGACTCGCTGAGCTATATCATTGGTGTCTATGGTCTTTGCATTGTATGTACTCATAGTAGATCATAAAATAAAAATATAGGGAGGCTGGACGGAGCCCCCCTATTTTCACGATTACTTACCGTTGAAAACGGCGATCGTCATGCTACCTTGGTTATCATAACCGGAGTTATGAGCACGTGAGGTAGGAAAGTCGATGCGTCGTGAGGCGGCAAGTTTTTCCTGGCCAATACCAAGGATGTTCCCGTAGTCGTCTTCCTGTCGTCTTTCGAGAGGGAAGATAGGACCGGGTACACAACCTACTGCGGATGCTCCAAGGAGAACCACGCGGTCGATTTTATCACCACCGTTCGGGCCAATGGCCGTGTCTTCGGCTGCGGGTTGCGCGTTGTCCGCATCAATATCGGCGTCTGCGGATGCCCTGAACTGTCGCTCACCAAGGCTCAGAGAGATACGCTTATCACGTCCTGCTCCTGTAATGGTATAGCTCATTCCGGTTGTATCCTGTCCGCCTGTGATTGTCGGACGTGCATCCAGTCCACCGTCTGCGGTCGCACCGTAGTCATACGCATCCGCGTAGTTATACTGATACGTGTAGAGCGGTTGCTCAAATTTCTCGATCTCCCGAATGACAAGCTTGCGATAAATCTTATCGCTCTCATTAATCAGCGGGTGATCGTACATTGCCCCTTGAAATGCGGAATCAAACCGGGCCTGAAGGTCCGTGTCGTCAATCAGCATGTTCATCATGGCCGGGCTTACAAGCAGAAGGTACATGCCTTCACTCGCGCCGTTACCAGAGACATACCGGATAGGCACGATTTTGAGAAGCTTGGTTTGACGCATGATCTGATCCAGCATCTTACGGCCCGGAAGCGCGTCAGATGTAACCTTACCAACTGTTTCGTGAACCTTACCGGTCCATGATGTAGCGGTATTGTTCACAACATCATTGGCGCTAACCAATGCGTATTCGGGATCGGCAATTGTACCGGGGTTAATCCATGCAAACGTGTTCGGGTGCTCAAACGGCGCCGGAACACCAAGCGAAGTCGATCCACCCACGGGGTCGCCGGTAGATATACCGTCGTCAGCTTGTGCAATCCGCGTATAAACGTGCGGACTGTAATTGAGGTGGTAGGCCATGATCTTATCCGCATCATAGTACCGACCGTGAAGGTCCGTCAAATGCTCCATAAGAAGAGGCATGAGCTCACCGCCCAATTCCTGCTCACTCATGTTGATATCTTCCTCAAACGCACTGAAGAAGTAGGTTTGCAGACAGAAATCAATATTCTTTCTGTTGCCCTGAATCTCATATCCAATCCTGTTCTGGCCTTTCACACGGACGTATCCGGCGTCAGATCCAGTACCAAACAACACTTCATCATCTCCGTCAAATGGTGGGATGTGAATCGTGTCGGTTAGTCTGTCCCCTTTCAAGCGCTGTAAGTCGTAATATTCGACAAATGGTGCGCCCATCATATCATTGCGGGGTTCAATAGATCTGCGAGACTTATTCGTTCCTGTATAGGAAGGGTCACTGAATGCAGATTTCCATAGAGACAGCCAGAAGCTATCCTGTGAAAGCGATCGCCATTGTTTATTAATTCCTTTGTCGTCGAGAGTTGCCGGAGCTATGGCCGCAAGAGCCAGTCCTTCAATCCCTGTAAACACTTGGAATCCTGTGAGGTAAACAATAGCTACAATAAGGGCTAAGGCCCATCGTAGGGTTTTGAAGTACATAGGTATCCTTTATTTAGGATGATTAATTTGAAGGTGAGCGCTTCAGGTGGGATCGCCACACGGCCCGTCCTTTGAGAATTTTTGTAGGTAGATGTGGTTCTCAGAGGGGATCGCCCAAATAGCATCGCTATCTTTCGAGAGGTGACACATGATCTACGCATGTATGTTACAGGCAAATTTGTCGATAATTTTAATTACATTCAAGTCAACCTTTAATTAAATAACCTATTATGAGTAAAAAAACATTAGCTAAGGACGGATATGGGCTTGTGGCAAGTACGAGTGGGTATCAGAAACTCGCATTGCAGTTCCCGCGTCAGTTCAGTGTGGTAAAGAATACACATGGTAAACCAAAAGGCTTTGTTCCCGGCGCGTCTGAGTGTGAAGAAACTGGATACAATTATGGGTCAGAAATGACGACGATTGATGGTCAAGTCTTTAAGTGTGTGGATCCAACCAGCCGGAAAGCGGTATGGGTGAAGGTGCCATCCCAAGTGACCAAGCAATCGTATGTAGAACCAGATCCCGAGCCGGAAAAGGAGCCTAAAGAGGTACTTAAAAACCAACGTGGCGACGAGATTTCGGGAACTGACGAAGCACCTGTGACACAAAAAGAGGTCAAGGACCTGCCTGAAAAAGAAGACTTCTCTGACGACGTGATTGACGCTAACACCCCTTTGGAAGACTTGCCAGACATACCCTATGTAGGATTCCTGAAGAAGTCACAGGAGACACTTGGGGATGTGGTCAAAGCCGCTAATGAAAACCGCGTGGCGGAGCTTTCATTTATGAATGAGGACCGGGCCAAGAAAGTAGTTGCCTACCTCAGAGAAAACAAATACATTAAATAGAGCTAAACGCTCACTGCTTCTCTCTTAAAGCTCCGGGTGCCTCTCTCCCGGGGCTCTTTTTATGGCCAGGGAACTGCCCATCGGCTAAAGGCCAATGAGCGTCGGGATTCACAGCGGTTGCTCTTTCTATAATAGCAAAGAGTCTGACGGTAAGGCTATGCGCTGATTATTTAACGATTTAAAAACTAAAAATATGTTTAATAAATTAGTAAGGGACGTTATGATAATTGTAATCATTGTAATAATTATTGTAATGATAGCGGGATTTATATTTGGTAAATATTATAATTCTTAAAAAAAATAATTATAAACCCAAATAATTAAACTATATTTGTAACGCTTCTTATATTTTTCATGATTATTTTTTTTAGTTTATTGCAAAAACTCCTTAGCTACCCAGTTAAGGAGTTTTTATTTCTTCTATTTTTGATGAATCTATATTTGTATTGACTTGTGATCGAGCATAAGTAAGTCCTAATCCAGTAAATAAAGCCTGTATTTTTATCAGCTCAGCATTTATTAAACCATCGGAAGCATTCAAAGAGCTTTCTAAAGTGCTAAATCTAACCGCATTATCTACATTACCACCAATTTCGCAACTACCATCAGTTTTTAAATGAATTGCAAAACTTAACGAACCATCCAAAGATTGCGAAAATATGCGCTTCTCCCCCTCCTGTGCTACTTGATTAGTATTTATATACCCTATTATAACTGGCTCGGAGTTAACGGCTGTAGGAGAGTATATGGCGGTCATGTTTTTTAAAGGCTGTGAATCATCTCCATAATTAGCTGCAACCTTAGCGGTTTTTACTCCGTACTCCTGCACCTTTAAAATACGCTTTCCGTTCTCAATTACAAAATCCCTTACTTTGCTAAATGTTATCATTTTTCCTTTGTGTTTTATTGTATTTCAAAAATATTTGTTGGTATTCCTCCCGTAAAAGCTTCAGGTGTTAGGCAGTTTACGGTCATTGTATCCGCTTCGCTATCTTCTTTATAAATTATTTCATTAATTACGAATTTTTGCTTTTTATAAATAAACAACTCTGGATTTATAAATTCGATTATTTGACCGCATAAAATACTTGTATCTATTTTAGGAAGCTCTAACCCTAACTGAATACCCCTTAATTCTGCTGCTAATACGTTTTGAGCGGCTTCTATAGTGCTAGTATCATCTCCGCTGGAAAGTATCTTACAGACGCTCCTTATTTGTTCAACGTTTGGATTTTTCACACCGTCAACCGTACTAACTCCAACATTTTCATCACTTGGCTGCCTTCTTACGGTTATGTCGCTATGGAAATCCCTTCCATTAATAGCCATTTTGCTAGATAATAAATTTGATTCATCGTAGGATTTTACTGGTTTCGAGCCAATAAAAGCTTTAAAATAATAAACATCTCCTTTCTTAGTGTGACCAATAACTATATTTCTTTGGCTAGCTAATTGGGTTAAAAAAGAGGCTACGGATTGAGTCGGTTGTGCCACCGCCTTCTCGTAAACCAAATTCATTTCATTAGTCACATTTCTTT